GACAATACGACTTGCCCGGATGGGTATTCTGAAACCACTTTTAATGGCTCAAAAATCTGTGTTCGGAACAATCCTGATCCTGAGAAGCCGAACCCCAACGACCCGAACAACCCCGATTATGGTGGTGGCGGTGATAATGGTTCAGGTGGTTCAGAGCCTACTGACGGAGGCGATGGCTCTACTGGTGGTTCTATAAATCTAAAACCTGTAATTGACGCTATTAATTCACTTAAATCAGCACTATTGGGAGCAATTTCAGGTATTTCAGGAAAATTAGATACATTAATAAATGTTCAAAAAGACACAAATAAAAAGCTTGATACATCTAATGATCATCTGGACAAAATTGAAGATGCAACCCAAGCGACAAGTGAGGCTGTAGGCGAAACAAATAAAAAATTGGATTCAATTAAGGATTCTATTGATTCACAAACAAAATGCTTAGATCAGGGTACTGGAAAATATCGTGAATGTACTGATGACGATTTAAAAACGGGTCCCGAAGAGGATGGCAAAGTCAGTGTTTTAGAAAAAGAAGTAGAGACAAATTTTGATGCAAACATTATTAACGCATCTGCTCAATGTCCGCCACCGATGGTGATTAGGTTCAATTTACTACAAGCACATGAGATTAGCTTTAGCTATGAAAACTTTTGCTATGGCGCTTCCTTAGCTCGTCCGTGGGTCATATTTGTTGGGATGTTAATCGCTTTTATGATCGTTACAGGTCAATACAAAGGTGGTTCTGATGCTTAGATTATTGACATTGTTGTTGCCTTATGTAGCTGAAAAAGTATTGAGTTTTGCATTCAAAAAATTACTACTAGGTGCTGGTCTCGGTTTGGTGACATTTGGCATCACACAAGGTGTTTATTCAATTTTGCTTAACTATGTCAAAGATAGTTTTTCAATGATTTCAGCACTTTTTTACTTAATTGATATATGTGGCTTGGATGTGGCTATTAGTTACATCTTATCGGGTATTGCGATTCGTTTAACGATGAATGCAGGCAAGCTTAGCTTGAGGAAGATATAAAATGCTATATGCAATTATTGGAAAGCCTGGCGAAGGCAAGTCATATTATGCAGTCACTAAAATATATGATTTACAGCAAATTAATTTAGAAAATATAAAAAAGAATGTGCCAATCTTTGACGAAAACAGGACGCTGCTCGAAGAGCGCGACTTGTTAGCCAAGGATTACACATTTACTTATGAAATCGGCAATGAGATATTCACAAAGACTTGTAATCATTCATATTTTGATCTGTTAGAGGATGGCGTACAATTTGAATATTATTTTGAATACTATTTTTTCTATAACAAGTATATCGAGCAAATTTATACTGAAGAACAATTAAAGCTTACGGCAATTCTTCCAGTACGCCAGTTATATGCAAATATTAACGGTTTAAAGATTGATGGTGTGCTTCCTTTTCCTGATCTTGATTGGATTCGTACACCTTGGGGTTCAGATCACTTTATTGATGAGGTGCGTGATTGCCCACCGTATAATTGGGATGGTCGTAAATATTCAGAGCATCGATTAGTTAAGGGTATGTCAAAAGTACGTCATACAGATAAAAACGTATTCTTGATAACTCAGGATTCTGAGGATTTAAACTATTCATTACGAAAACTGGTAGATAAACTCTACTTTGTGAAGCGACCACCGCAGAAAGTACAAGCATGTGGTATCTATGTTTTTGATAAGTATCTTTCCGATCCGCGTGCTGCTGCTGACTCAACACGTGATCCAAAGAAATACATAGAACATATTTATCTACCTTACAGAAAAAAATTCCAACGAATGTATGTGAGCGCATCATCACACAGTTCAATGAAGTTCAATATTTCATGGAAAGTTTTTGGATATATCATTTTATTTATTGCTATTGTTTTGATAGTAGTTATTGGTGTCACTAAGATTCCAATATTTAGTTATGCGGTAACTGCTATTAAGCAGATGACTGGTCAAGAAACGAATTCATTTGATCAATTAAAAACAGGTGTTAAACCAGCTGAAGCACACAAAACAGATAATGTACCTTTAGACCAAGAACATGCAGCATCACAACCTTCAAGTACGCAATATGCAGCTACTGGAGAGAATAAGACACAACAGTTTGAATATGATGTAAGTAATCCATATGATTTTAATCCTCCTGTGATGTATGAATTACAACAGAGACCACGTTTAGCAGGATGTATAGCATCTAAATCAACTTGCTCATGCTATACACAGCAAGCAACTAAAATTGATATGACTCAGAAGGATTGCAGGCGCTATGTATCGGGTGATAGACCGTTTGATTACTTCACTAAAGAGCAGGAAAGGCAATTTACACCAATGGCAGCACAATCACAGCCTATGATGCAAAACCAACGCTCTGCGAGTGAATTTGACGCTGAATACATTGCAAAGATTCAGGAAGCACGCAGACAAGGACTTATATGATTTGAAAGCTTTTCCCTTTGATTTCAAAATCCCGTTATTTGATGTGACGAGGTTTCAACAGAAAAGTGTCTTCAGGGGAATTGAGACACATGTAGTTTTAATTTAAAACCTGAAGCAATTTTGAGTGTCTCAAGGCGTAGTCTAGACACTTTGACAAGGCAGAATATATTTATGATTTGGGTTATTAATATTTTACTTTTGAGTCTTTTAATTTGGTTTGTTTCATTTGTTGTAAAAGATTTAATGTTGGGTGATTGATTGGCATTTTATTACAAGTGCTCGATTCGCTCGAGATCTTATCCAGGGCGATAAAATTAGCCTAAGTTATTGATGTTTCGTAGAGGTTGAAAAAATGGATTGGCAAAATATACCGAATTTTATTTTAGAATTATTTATACAAAATGGTGAACCTACAATTTTCACTGGTTTTGTTTTAGCTATCTTGCTCTGTCATATGGCTGTTTTATTTACTGACTGAGATTTCGCATAATGTGAGCACAGATTATGTTACATAGCTGATTTGCAAGGATATTTATATATGCAAATCAGCGTGATTTAACATCAATCTGCATTATGCGAAGTTGACGGGTAGGGGTTATATTTTGCATTTAATTTTAATTTCAATCACTTTTTCTTTTTTGTCTTTTGATAGCTTTTTTAATAGTTCTTCACCTTTTTTTGTATCTAATAATCTTGCGCATTTCATTAATTTTTTCTCATCTATTTTATTTCCTTCTAGATATATCATTTTTTTGCTTTGATTGTCGTAGGTTGCTTTAGCAATCAATTCCTCTGAATGTGATAGGGAGCTTGCTAGTGTTAGCAAACTCCAAAGTATTGTTTTTTTCATTTTTATCCTAATAGTCGGGATCAACACATATTACTAGTCGTCTTTTTTTAGTATTTCAGCTCTGTACTTCATTACGTCTTCTGTTTTGACTTCTTTCAGGTATTTCCTAATTAGGGTGTGTATTAGGTCGGATTCTTTGATTCTGATTTTTGTCTCGAACATCATTTCTAATGCTGCTTCTTTTACCATTTCTTCTTCATCGTCTCTAAGTCTAACTGTAACTGCCATATCTTGGTTCTCCTGAAAGGTGAGACATCATATCTGATTTATATTTTATGATATGTTGCGAAATCACAAATTAGATGTTATAAAGCATTCAAATATCATTTGTGATAAATCATAAAATGGAAAAAGAATTAGCTTTTGAGACTGTAGCCAAGATTATCCACGATAGAGGTGTGGAATTAATTATTGGTGGTAATCCTGCATTCGAAACCGAATTTGTCCTTTTTTATATCGAATCAACAATGATCCAGTGGGGCTTTAAGAACCCTAAAGTTGCAGCTTACTGCGACGCTATAAAAGCTGAGAACGATAATTTTAGAGCTATGGGGATTTGCTAATGGATAAATATAAAAAGGGTAGTCTTGATCGCACTTATCCGAAGGATGGCGATAAATCTACACGCACTGAGACTCAGTATAAAAAACAACCAATACCCACTGTCTTATCGGGGGGAATGAAAAAGGAAGCAGTTGGAACCCCCATTAATAAGATGGGGGTAAAGAAATTTGATACACGTCCACAAGACGCCGATCTCCCGTACCAACACAATCCGCTATATACCATTCCTCATACTCACATGGTCATGACGAACGATGGCGTTAAGCATATCGAATACAGAATGCCTGCTGATAATGAAATTGCCGTTATTGATTGGGTCAACATGACCATGGGTCTTGAAACCCTTGGAGATCATTTATGGCAAGAAGATGAATTTATTCTTGAATCGCATCGTTGCACGGCTGCAATGGATATCCTTGATCCAATTCTCGAAGATATATTTGGATTCTCAACAACTTACTGCCGTAATAGTGGTTTGAATTTCTACAATCAAAGCTATGTTTTAGGTGAAGATTTCGGCTTTGTTTGCATTGGCGGTCAACGAAATACGATCTTGATCATGATTAATGGCCGTGGTTGTAATTTCGCTAAATGTGGTTGGGAATTAAGACTATACAACTTCTTAGTTACCCAAGCCAAACGTGCGAAATTAACCCGTGTAGACATTGCACACGATGACTTTCAAGGCAAGCATGTCAGTGTTGATTGGGGCAATATGCAGGATGGGCTAGGTGGCTTTCAGCTTGGTAATCGTGCCCCAAACATCGAGCATAAAGGCAACTGGCGTAGACCGAACGGTAAAGGACGCACACTTTGTATCGGTAGCCGTGATTCAGGTAAGTATCTGAGAATATACGAAAAAGGCCGTGCTGAAGGTGATCCAGAAGATAACTGGCAACGTGCTGAAGTTGAATTCAAGTCAATTGACCGTGTTTTACCGTTCGACATGCTACTTGCACCGTCTGAATATTTCATAGCTGCTTATCCGTGTTTCCGTGATCTAGCAGAACATATACAGCCTGAACGTATTGAAACCATTACGAAAACGGCTCAAATAAATTTCCAGAATGCTATCGAGAATATGAAGCATCAATACGGGAAATACATCAACGTCTTTAAAGACGTATTCGAACCTGAAGAACTCATCAATTTAATTTGTTGCTCTGATCCGCTTGCATTTCCCAAGCGACTCGATCACGTGCTTATAACTGCTCGGAGAATGTAATGCATACATCAACTGTAAAAATCTTAGGTGCTAAAGCTGTTGATTTTAAGCCTACGGATGGTTCTGGTCGTCATTACGATCATGTACAGCTATTTTGTCAAATTCCTATGGATTTATCACAAGGTAATGCAATTGGGAACGGTTGTGAAACTTTCAACTGGCAAGATTCATCAAATATCGCATTGCTGCGTAAATTTAAGCAGTCTGATTTTCCACTTGAAGCAAAAATCACGTTTGACATGGTTACCAGTGGTAAAGGCGTTAAATACGTTGTTTGTGATGTTGAATTACCGCAACCAACAAAGGCACCGTGATTATGTCAAAGCTAATTGTTTATTGCGGTCTTAATGGTGTTGAAGCTATTAAGTGCAGAAAGACTAAGAAAATTATCTATATGGGTGATGGCAAGTCAAAGTTAGGACTAAAAAGTTATCCAAAATCAAAGGCTTGAAAGCAAGCCTTTCGTATAATGTATAATATGTTAAAAATCAATAACTTACGGTAATAATCATAATGGCACAGTTTCTATATCAATGCAAGAAGTGCGGGGAATCGTTCAGCTCACATGGTTTATTTGCTGTCCATTATTACCGTTGTCAGGGGTAGTTATGAATTTCTTAGACTTTGCTGTCTGGTTCTTCTTCCTTGTTGGTTTTTTTTCTACGCCATATTTTTTAATGCGCTTAATTGCTTGGGCAATTGATCGTTACCAGAAGAGATAAAAAATGCAAGTTTTTGGATGTAGTCAGTTTTCACAGCCTGATGCTAACGGCATCCAACAATGCTTGGAATGGGTGGTTGTTTCGACTTCCATTTTGCCCCCTTTAACCATCGAAGAGGCTACGGTCATGGGCGGTGGTTTTTGGCTCATTTGTGTTGTTGCTAAGGGCTATAGAGAGTTAGCAGATTTTATAAAAACTCTACGTTAACTATTAAAGGAGAATCCTCATGGGTTTAAAAAATGTAGATCGTATCGAAGAACAAAATGTTCATCAAAAAACATGGTTTCAGCGTTTCCGTACTTCTGCGAAGTATAGCTTAGCTGTTACTGCTCCAATGGCACTTATGAGCGTGGCTAATGCTGCTGATGCACCTGCAGCACCTGATACAGCAAATATTTTGACTTATTTAGGTCTAATTGTAGTTGCTGTAGGTGTTGTTGGTACTGCGTGGTTAATGATTCCACTTGCTGCAAAGGGTATTAAAGCGATTCGCGCAGCATTCTAATCAAATAGCGCGCCACACGAAAAAATTGCGACCGAGGGCGCGCAGGTCGAATTTTTTTGTGTGGTGTCTAATATGTCAGAATTTTTTCCTTACTTTTATCTTCTTTGCTGGATCGTCCCAGCAATCATCATGTTTAAATAGTTGGAGAATTTATATGAGATTCTTCAAATATTTAGTTCTTATTTGTTTATCGCTTATATCTTTTGATGCATTAGCTAGAATTGAATATACAGCTAATAACAAAGACTGGTTTGTTTCTGCTGTTGATGCTTGTATAGCTGCCCACGGTAAAACTGGGTCATGGGGAACTACTACTGCAAATGCAACTAATACAAGATGCATTGGTGATAGTGGTAATGTGCTCTCAGGTATTACAAAGCGAACAATAAACTGCCCAACCGATGGCATGGACTCTCTACTTGTTCTTTGGTTAGAGAAAGGAACTACTCGAATTCCGACAGTCTATTGTAAGGGTACTTGTGAGTATCGTGGTAACGGAATTGCAACAGATACCCCTGGCTATACTAATACTGCATTGATAGCTCAGGGGGAAAATCTAAACTGTAAAAATGAATATAAAGATGATTCTCCTCCAAAGTGTGATGCTAAAGATCCTTATGGAGATTGCTACGTACCACCGAACGATAATTGTATGCGTACAAAAGACGGCTCTATTGTTTGTCCTCCTGATACTCCTACACCTCCAAAAAACAATACCTGTAATGGCGCGACCTATTGTAAAAGACCTCCGCAGGGCTGTGGTGAAGGTTATGTAAGCGGCTCGTTTAATGGTGAGCAACTATGTGTTCGGTCTAAACCAAATGATCCAAAAACTCCCCCTGATCCTGACAAGCCTGAAGAACCCGATAACTGTATGAATGGCGGTTCTTATTGTCCTCAACCACCAGACAATACGACTTGCCCGGATGGGTATTCTGAAACCACTTTTAATGGCTCAAAAATCTGTGTTCGGAACAATCCTGATCCTGAGAAGCCGAACCCCAACGACCCGAACAACCCCGATTATGGTGGTGGCGGTGATAATGGTTCAGGTGGTTCAGAGCCTACTGACGGAGGCGATGGCTCTACTGGTGGTTCTATAAATCTAAAACCTGTAATTGACGCTATTAATTCACTTAAATCAGCACTATTGGGAGCAATTTCAGGTATTTCAGGAAAATTAGATACATTAATAAATGTTCAAAAAGACACAAATAAAAAGCTTGA